GTTTGTAGAGATCCTGGATGTGCGTTTGCATCGTCATTTATAACCTCCTCATAGGTTATTCTATATCTGTCTGAAGCATATACATTTGCTCCGACATATTCCCATTTTATAACATTTTCTCCTAGTTTGTCAACTATAGCTTGTTCAAGGGAAATAGGGTCATCGTTAGATGACACTTCAAATTTTGCGTAGTGATCGTATGCGTTTATTGTAATTATAAATTTTTTCATGAGTTTTTAATTCTACTTTCTAAATGAGGCGGGATTATGTCCCGCCTCAAATAATTAATTATTATGCACCTTCAACGCCAAAGATACCTCTATAGTCAGATACACCAAATGAGTATCTTTCTCTAGCTTTGTATCTTACGTTACCAGTATCAAAGTCACCTTCCATAGCAGTTTTAATAGCTGCTCTTTCAAAGTACTTCATACCATTTGGCACGTCTGTAATAATGTAGAACGCATCTGGATCAGTTAAGAAATTGTTCACTCTGTAACCTTGAGGAACCATTCCCATAGAAACGATTGCGTTAACATCATTGTCAGCAGTTCCAACTCTACCTTGAGACTTCATCAATCTCTCAGCTGTAAATTGTAGCTCAGAAGGAATAATCATTTTTACTCCTCTTGCTGCAATTTTTAAACCTCTTTCATCAGTCATAGCCGCAATATCAATTAACGACTGCTCTAACGAAGTTTCGTTTAAGTCAGCTTGAGTTGTTAAAGTGTTTTGAACTGTACCTGAGATTGTTGGGTGAGCAGTGTTAAATAAAGAAACACCATCACCTGAATCAAAGTTATCAGTTGTAGGTAGACCCTGAATTAAAGGGTTTACTGCTTTAACTTGTTTTGTGTTCGCCATAGATCTAGCTAATGCTTTTGTATATCTACTAGCAAGTCTGTCATACAAGTTGTCCTCGATAGCTTCTTCAGTTATTGAGAAGGCAAGAGCCACAGTTTCGTGTGTGTATCTTGCAGTGTAAGTCTCTTGAGCATTGTCAAAAGAAACACCTGAACCTTCTGGTTTAACTTGAGCTTGAGCGAAACCTGATAACATAACTTCTTCTTCAAACGCTCTGTCTGAAGACTCAGTAGTGTATATCTCAGCATGCTGATTCTCATAACGTTTATATTCCAGACCGAATAAAGCATTCAAACCTGGCTCTAGTTCTTTGACTAGTTGTCCTCTACTTATCGCCATAATTATCCTCCTCTATTAGATTCCGGCTGTTTGTTTCAAGAAGTGTTCGTTAATCGTAACAACCCAGTTTACATTCGCAGAAGTTAGATCATTATTATCTGGATCTTTTGATAGACCAATTACTTTTAATTGACCATCAGAAGTCGCTAGATCTGAATCATCTAATTCAACTTTTGAAATGTAGTTAGGTGAGCTTCCTGCTGCATACACGATATCAGCTACATTACCAATATCAGTTTGTGCAGAAGCACCTGTGTTGTCTGATTGTACTTCAAACCTCTCATACGGATCATCAGAAATAAATCCAACAATGTCAGTTGCAGTGTTAGATGCTTCTAAGTGATTCGCAAATGTAGGTTTGCTTGTTGATGCATCAGTAAAAAACACCCCGTTTAAAGAACCTAACAACACATCTCCTGCCGCTGCTACACCAATAGTTCCAGTATTTAACATTTCTACTGGATCGTTTTGGTAAATTGCAGTAGCCGAAGCTGCTATGTCATATTCACTTAAACCTTGGTTGTCTCTATTCTGACCAACTTTTCCGATCGGTCTTAAACCGAACGCAGCGTCTTTATTTGCCATATTAGTTGTCCTCCTTAGACAGTTATTAGTTTAAGCGTACTCTGTTGGTTAAGAAATTCTTAAATTAGGATTTCTTAGTACCACCAAAGGATACACTAGTTTGTCTATCAATATTGATAGGCATACTTGGGTGCTGTTCCTTCATAAGATCGTTATCTACTGCCTCAACGTTTTCCTGAGCTTGTTTTTGATAATACTCAGACCGTTGTTGTGCAATCTCTTCCGGTACCCTTGCCAGCACAAGGCCACCAACTCCGATCACTCCCTTATATTTACCGTCTTCAACGATTGGATAATCTGAATCTGGATATTCATCAGATCTAACTAACTCATATCCTGATCTTATTCTTCCAGCGATATTCTTAGTATCTTGGAATCCTAAAGACTCAGCTCTTATCCACCTATGTTGAAAACCTGTAGGCGCAGGGGGTGCATCTAAAGATGATGGTGGAGTCCAAACTTTTTTCTTTGCCGTTTTTTCTCTAGTTTGACTCGCACGAGAGGTTCTTTTATCATTATTATTTTCCATATGCTTATACCTCCTTAGTGATATTTAATTGTTTCGCATATTCTTCTAGTGGCACACCTAATTTTTTAGCAATTGCTACTTGTGATGGTGTGAGCCTCACAGTTCTGCGACCAGTTTTTGTACTTCTTTTTGCAGATGCAACAGTTTGTACAGGCTTGGCCGTTTCCTTAGTTTCATTTGTAACAAATTTATGAGGAAATTCAAGTCTTATTCTTTTATCTATTTCTTCATAATATTCATCAGTTGATGGATCAAAACCTTCCTGTTCAGTCAATTTTTTATGTAAATCAAAAGCAGTATAAGTCATTGCCGTATCTTGACCAAACCATGTATTTTTAGATGCCCATGATTCAGCTTTAGGATCAGGAGTTCCTTGTGCTACTTCTTGCCTATTTAAATTGATTTCAGGAGTTTTAATTTGTTGTTCTCTCTGCTTTTCAAACTCTTCTTGTTGAGCTTTTGCTTCAACAAATTTAGCTTGTTTATAAGCATACTCTGAAATTAAAGATTGAGCCTCTACTTCAGCGTTAATATCACCTGCTTCTCTAGCTGCAGCTAATTTTGATTTTGCTGCTTCTAAACCAGATTTAATTCCTTCTTCAGTAGTTTTTAAAAAGCTTGGTTCCATTTTGGATAGCTTATTTTCTGCTTTTTCTTTTTCAGTTATAACTGACTTAGCATAAACTAAAGCTTCATCTTTTTGTCTCTCCGCTTCTCTCCATTTTTTGGTAAGCTTTGCTATTCTTTTTTGAACGCTCTCAGAATATTGAGCTAATTCATCTTCTTTTTTTTCTTCTTTTTTTTCTTCAACTTTAGTTTCTTCTTGTGGTTGTTCTTCAACAACTTCAGTTTTAGTTTCTTCTTGTTGAGCTGTTTCTATTTCTGGTGTTTCCGTTTCTTTAGAATCATTTTCTAATTCTATTTCAGCACCTGGACCAGATGTGTCGATGTCGACAGTTTTATTTTCTTCTTGTTGCATAGTCTCCTCCTAGTATTACTATGTTTAATATTGATGAAGTATATCTTCAGGGTTTTCGATGGTTGCTAAAACTTCATCGTCATTTAGCAATCTTACTTCCCCACCATCGATCTGGATTCTTGATCCAGCGTATCTTGCGAAAATTACCCAATCACCTTTTTTACACCAAGGTCCTTCAGGAAATTTTTCTTTGTCATAACAATGTGGACCCATGGCAAGAACCAAACCACAAGTAGAACCTACTTGTTGTCTCTCTAAAGTATCTTGTCCAAGATATAATCCACCTTTTGTTTTTTCTGGCATTTTAAATGGTAGTACAACCATTCTCCATCCAGTTGGTTTAGGTAATTTATTTGATTCTTTTGTTTTTAAACGTTCATAACCATCAACTTCTTTTTGATGATCTTCTGCGTATTTATCTAATAATGCTGATTTAACTTTTGGGGTTTCCGAAGTCGACGACGTTTTCTGATCTTTTAGTATCATTTTTTTCCTCCTTAGGATTTAGCAGGGATGATATTTCCTGTGATATTCTTAAATAGGCATGTGCCTGTCCCATCATATACTTATATTTTTCCATATTGTCAATACCGCCTGCAATCATGGAATCACCAATACTTTGATAAGACTCTTTTAAATGTTTTTGTAGTTTATGTATTATTATTGTTTCTTCAGGTAACATGTGGTTTTTTTCCTTTATTTATTCCTTCTTTAATAATGTAGTCTTGAGTGCCATTCGCACCTGTTTCTACTTCCTTTCTAAGATTCTTAAAAAGAATTTTTTCTTTGTTTTGTTTTTCTTTTTCTTTTGAAAAAGCTTCTAATTTTTTCGTGTCCCTCATAAAACATACTATCTATCTTTATACAAATATTGTCAAGACCAGCAAAAAATTTGTAAACTATCTTATCTAGCATTTCTTATAGCCTCTTTTCCTTTTTTAAATATTGAAGCAACTTTTGATTTACCCATGACTTTAGCACGTTGCTCTCCAACAGTTAAAATCTGTATTTTTCTCGCAAATGGTTTATTAATTTTTTTTACTTTTGCAACAGTTTTTCTTGCATCTGTAGGTGTAGCGAATTTTATACCAACTGTATCTTTTGGATTTTCATCTGTGTAAAGTCTTCTACCAGAACCTTTTGGTTTTTTACCTGTGCCTTTTTTAGGATCTGCCATTTAACATTTCCATCTTCTACGAGCTTGTCTTAGTCTAGAATTAGGATCTGCTGCTGCTTTCGGAAACTTTTTCATTTGTCCTGCACTACGTGCACAATATGACTTTCTACGATTTGCAGCTTTTGATCCTGGTTTTACTTTACCAGTCACAGCTGTTTTTAGTTTAGATCCAGGGTTTTCACGTCTGTATCTTGCAACGCCAGCCTTAGTCATACCTGCACCAGACTTCGTTGATCTAAAATATTTTTTAGTTTTAGGTGGTTGCTTATCTCTTCTTCGCATGTCTACCCATTTTCTTAATATGTTTTTTAACTATCTTAGCTTGTTTAGCATGTGTCTTAGATGCCTTCTCCAAACCTTTAGCTACTTTTTTTAATCCTTTTACCATTAAATCATTCCTTTATAATATTTACTGTAAGATGGATTATTTAATTTTACTCCACCATAATCTGAATTAATTGCTGGCCCCATGTATCCACCGCCCATTGCTTTTTTTCTTTTTGCAAATGTTGCAACGTTAGTTGGTTTTCCTCCAGGGTTACCTGCAGCTCTCTTTCGTCTGACAGCACTCGCCTTTTGCGACTTTGTCATCCGTGTGGCTTTTGCAAGTGGAACGCATTTTGGATATTTTCTCTTTGAGCCTTTTGATCTCCCGCATGGTTGATATTTTCCATTCTTCTTCGGAGCTCCAATGTCTACCCATTTCTCGGCTACCCATTTTCTTAATCCCCCTTCTGAAAAATAACTACGCACACGCTGCTCTTTTTCTTCTTGCTAAACCAGCAACCATATGACCACCACCGGCAGCTTTTTTTCTACTTCCTTTTTTACCACCTGGTGTAATTTTACCAGAGCAAACTCCAGAAGCGTACATGTTCGCGTACGCCGAAGGGTACACTTTGAATTTTCTTTTCGCAGCTGCTTTACCTTTAGCACAAAGTTTTGCCATTATTTTTTACCCTTCATAGCCATCATCATCATAGATGGTTTTTGTTTCATTGTTTTTTTCTTTTTATTTTTTCCAGCCAAAAGTTTTTTTAATTGTTCTAATTTTTTATTAGAACTACCACCTCCAAAAAAGTTTTTTCTAGTTTGTGAGTTATATCTTCTGTTGGACATTATTTTTTCTTCTTCTTCATTGGTTTTTTAATGACTCCTCTTGCCATTAAAATATCTTTTTTAGTTACCTTACCATCACCTGACATATCAGGAAATGATTTTTTCTTTTTAGGTTTTGAACCTTTTTTGTACATAGGTCTTTTCATCATTGTTCCAGGCATTATTTTTTT